TTTCAATATCTTCTTTAACTGTATCACCAACTGTAAATCGGTGTGCTTTAACTTTTTTACCTGAAGGTCCAACTTTAAAATCAGAAGTATCTAATACCGCTTCTTCTATTTCAATATCTTCTTTAACTGTATCGCCAACTGTAAATCGGTGAGCTTTAACTTTTTTACCTGAAGGTCCAACTTTAAAATCAGAAGTATCTAATACTCCTTCTTCTACTTCCACATCTTCTCTTACGGCTCTTTTTGCCTGTGAAAGGATTTGTTTATTATTGGAAATCAAATCTACCATTTTGTTGAACAAGTTTTGAAGAATCATTCTGTCTGCATTATTAAAGACAGGTTTTTCTTCTTGCATCTTATCCAGAATTTTGTGGATTCTTTGAATCTGTGCTTTATTGGCAAGACCTGCTCGAACCAACATGTCAAACTTTGAATAGTCTGACTTTTCTTCTTCAACAAGAGTTTTAAAATCTTGTAACGATTTCATTATGCCTCTGAATCTTGCACTTCTACTGATTCTTCTTTACCAGTAAATAGTGATTGTGCTAATTCTGTCTTGCGGGCATCAAGAGATTCAAATGCACGAGCTGAAAGCAAGTCATTTAAAACATCTTTGGCTTCAACAGCATTACCTGTTGCCACACTATCAATAAATTTTGATACATCCATGTTATTTTCTCCTTAACGCCTATTTAGTATAGTTGAATACTTTTCCACATCTGCATCTAACATTGGTGTTAGTGATTCGGATGCGCCTTGTTCAACTGTATTATTTTCTGGTGGGTATTGTTCTGCTGTCGCCTGAGGTTCACCACCTACTTGATTGACAGGTTGACCAATACCTTGTTCTTCTTCTTCCTCTATCTCTTTTTGCATCTGTTCGATTTCTTCATCATTCATTTGCAAAATTTTCTTCTTAACCCATTGAGCAGAATAATATTTACCCAAGTATGGGTCAACAGTTTGAAGAACACTAAGTCTTTCACGGAGAATTTCTGCATCACGCATCTCTGTGAAATTGTTATCTTTCTTATAGTCGTAATAAACATCTTCTTTGAAATGGTCCCATTCTTCTCTGGAACAAATACCTTTCAATGACAATTGAATTGCAAGTGCATTATCAAAGATTTGTGAAAACTTATTACGGAGACGAACAATAAATTTTGTAAATTTAACTTCGTCACGGGTAACTTCTGACACACGACCAAGACCAATCATACCGCCTTGTTGTGGTTCTAAACGAGAAATTGGGACATTTAAAGACTGCATCAATTTCTGTCTGAAATACTTAACATCTTCTAACTCGCCAAGGTTTTGACCGGCAGGTAATGTAGTAATCTCAGTACCTTTACCACCTTCACGGCGAGGTAACCAAAAATCTTCAAGCATAGACATGTGTTTACGGTCATCACGGAGTTCACCAGTTGATGCATCGTAAACCATTTTGTTTTTATACTTAATCATAATGTCACGCAGATATTGTTCTGCCTTACCTTTAGGTAAGTTACCAACATCGATGTAGAAAATACGGCGTTCTGGCGCTCTTGATATGCGATAGATAACAACCGCATCCTCAATCATACGCAACTGATTAAGTGGTTTAATTGCTTTATGTAAATATGAAATGACGAATGTATTTTTAGCATCCATCAAACCAGAGTTCACATTAATAACGGAAGTAGGTGCAATTCTTAAACCAGAATTGACCTGTGCAGTATAAGTTTGAGTTGTTGTACCTTTATCTTGGTAAACATAATACTCTGCAATAGACTGAATGATATTAGCACCAGTCTTTGGATCTCGACCTTTTAAAATCTCACGCACTTTACGAATCTTGCGTGGGTCGATATATCGTAGTTCTTGAATACCTTCTTTAGGTTTCTTCTCATCAACTACGACATGGTAATAAATTCTGCCGTCAATGTACCATCTTTTAAATAGGTCATCGGCAAGGTTATTAAAATTCAACATCTTTAAAATGTTGTTGAATTCTTCTACAATTTTCTTCTTAACTGCATCAGGTTGTTTTAGATTATCTAATATGATATCTACTGTGCGACCTGTTACATCATGTGTGATTGCTTCATTAACAATGTCATCAATCGCCATCTCCAATTCGGAATGGTTAGACATTTCACGGTAACGAGTAATCAGTTCTAGTTCATTACGAACAGAACCTTCTAAATCTACATATGTACCATAATGAGCATTTTGCGTGATGGTAACTGCACCATCATCATTTGCTTCTGTTGGAAGTGCAAAAGATGGTTGTTCAGGTTTTTGTTCCCGAACAATATCTTTTGAACCTAAGGTAAAACCAAAGAGTTTAATAGCCATTAAAAATCATCCTAAAAAAGTGAGAAAGGCCGAGGCCCTTCTCTTTACACAACACCGTCTGCAATAGATTCCCACCATTGATAGGTGAGAGTTACAGAGAACTCCTCAATAGTATCGTTTGAACCCCAATCAACATCGATTGGAGTAAGGTCAGTAGGGAACAAACCAACAAACTTATATTTTTTAAGTGTGCTGCCTGTTTTACCAAACTGTGTTACATCTCCATCAACTGTGTAACCTAAAGGTGCAAGTGCGACTGGATTACGGATATTAAGGTTATGAGAATTAATTCCGTTCATCCAACGCTCGAAAGCATTACGAACAACAAAATCTTCATCGTTAATAATTGTAATTGTCCAATCTGCAAATGTTCTGTTACCTGCAAACTTGAGTTCACGCCCAAAATATTGAACAGGTACTACACCAATTGTTGCACCTGGTAATTGAGCGGTTTTACACATGAATGTAAGTTTTGACTGTGCATTTCCTGGCGCAGAGAACGCAGGAAATGGCATAGAAACTTCAAACAGATTTGGACGGGCACCGTCCCCTGTTAGTTGACTTCTAAATTCGTTTACATTAAATGCCATTTGTTTTCTCCTGTTTCTCTATTTATTAGAACTTCCCAACGACTTCATCGAATGATACGCCTGTGCGTACCGCAACGAAGTTAAGTTGGATAAAGTTGATTGAGCGTGCAGGCTTAATATAGATATCACCAACAAATTCATTGCGGTCAATAACTTCACCAGTATTATTGGATTCGTCACAGACAACACGGAAGTCGGCAATACCACGGCGACCTTGAACATCACGCAAGAATGGTTCAACTAAAGAAACAAACTGCGCTCTTGTAAACTGGTCATTAAATTCAAACAATGATGTGCGAGCAGCACGAGCAATTGATTTTTCTAAAACAATAAACAGACGGCGAACATTGATACGGTCAAATGCACTTGGTTTTGCCAACAATGTTTTGTCACCGAATAGAACTGTACCTTCACCTTGGAAGCTTACAACTGGATTAATACCTTTTTGATACAATGTATCACGCTCTGTTTGAGTTGGATTATATCCTAACTTAATAACATTCTTAATAACGCCACGATTCAAACCACCTGGTGAATACCATGGATCTCTTTCTTGGTCGGTTCTTGCACATAGACCTGCAATGTCACCATTCAATGGGATCCAACGATATACATCATTGTATTTGTCGTATTGATATTTCCAGTTATTATCTAAAACGGCATATGATGAACTTGTTAATGTATTGCGATATGTTGTAATAGCAGTTGTTTCATTGCCAGCATTATCGACACAATTTGATTTTGGTGGTGAAAAGAACACAACAACATCTTTGCGTGTTTCTGCCATAGTTGTTAAGTTACTTACAACTGCTGTATCGGCAGGACCAGAAACAACTAATGAAATATCTACTGATTCTGCATTATCAAATAAATCATATGCAGTTGCCACATTGGCAGAAGAAATAGTACCATCAACACCACCAGATAATTCAACAGTAGTATTAGATGCTAAACTTGCAAATGTTGTATTTGCTGCTGCACTACCCCAATTTGTACCTAATGCTGGGTGTGATAACCAGTGAATGTACCTAGAACGATTAGTAATCACATTTTTATAATAATTTGTGTTACCAGAATCATCTTTAGCATCTACTGCTTTTGATGCAAATGGGAATTTTTCTAAAATAGTACCTTTAGTACCAGTGAATCTACCATCTTCATCAACAACTAAAATATGAACTTCGTCATTAGCACCTGCTTGAGCAGAAACATATGTAGAAGTACCTGGCGCAGATTGAAACTGTGCTTGTGCATTAACAGTAGAACCGTTGGTTAATGTAATTGTCCAACCTGAGTAGGTATTAGCATCACATAAAGTTACTTTTAATGAGTTACCCAAAGTACCTGGATAACGAGCGGCAAAAAGACCATAAGTGTTTGCACCGCCAGAGAAGCTAGATTCATAAACTGCATCGTTTCTAATTAAAACGGCTGCAGCGGAATTACCTGTTGCGTTTCTTGTCGTTGCAATATTAACTGCACGAACAACTTTAAGATTGTTAGAATATGCTAGGAAGTTTGCTGCTGAGAACCAGTATTCATAATTATTTGTATCGGGTTTACTAAATCTGTCAACAAGGCGAACCTCGTCTGAGATAGTAATGATTTCACTTGCTGGACCCCAAGCAAACGGCCCCGCAAATGCGCCAATTGAAGTGGCGACTGAAGGAACTATTGTAGTCAGGTCGATTTCTGATACATTTATTCCGGGTGAGAGCTGAAATGCCATGGATTTCTCCTTTTGTTTATAGGATCGAATTCTTTATTTTGTATTTAGTTTTTTATAAGCTTGAGGTTAGATAACCTCTTTCCGTCCACACATCACCATTATCTACAATAACTTCTTCTCGGCGACCATCGTCAATAATACCTACTGGTACTAAATCTTCATCTCCAAGCATGTCTTGTTCTTCTAAAAGAACCTTACGGATATCTATGTTTGTTGAATCTTTGAAGTATGACTGAGCAGTTAACCATGAAAAAAGAACCAATCCCATCACTAAGTCATCATTATTTCCTTCTTCTGCCTGATAAGAATCTCTTACCCTAACAAAAGTATTCATTTCGGCAATAGTATCGAAGTCATTAACAATTAACTTGTCACTCTCAATAAGAGTTTTCAAGTTAGCGCAACCAATTTTCTTAACTGATTTTGTTGTTTTGACACCGAAACTTGTAGACCTTTTGAATCCTGATGATATCGATTGTCCTTTTATATGGTGGTGTTCCAACTTATAAATGTTCTCATATTCTAAATCATAATGCATAATGTCAACTACTTGTTGACCAATGTTGTTTGTCTCAATTAAGACAAAGGCTTCATTGTATTTCTTAGCCAACGAGTAAATGATGGTTGGGAAAAACAATAAAGGTAACTTGTTGTTTCTATATTTAGCGACTTGTTTATATGGTACTTCCGAAACATCAACAACATTAATTGTTGAATGGTCTTGGCCAACACCTTCTGCACAATCTACTGTGGCAATATACAGACGACCAGGTATGGGTTTCTGATATATTGCTAAACCTTCTTCCGATTCAATTGGGTCATAAAATGCCAATGACCTTAATTTTGAACCTGAAATAAGTGTGGCAGAAGAACCAATAAACTCAGTTTCAAACTCTTGCCTAAACTGTTCTTCGGATGTATTCCGAATTGTTTCATTTCGCCATGCTTGGTCTCTACCTGGTACCTGTGACCAATGAACCTCTAAAGGTTTGTAAGTAGAACGACCTTCTATTGCATCCACCCACATCTTGTAGAAATGATTTAATCCGTATGGTGTTGAAACAATGATAACTTTGGTAGTTTTACCAGAAGAGATAACAGGATATGTTGATGTAAAGAATTCATCTGCCATGTTCTTTGGAACGAAAGCAAATTCATCAAGAAAAATTAAGTTGTAAGAACCACCACGAACACCAGATGCAGATGTTGCAAATGCGGCAATTTTAGATTTGTTTT